GAAACTAATCCTATTTCGACTTCCTGAGGAAAGCCACACTGAGCGTAAAAAGCATCTTTGTACGCTGAGATCACTACAATATCGTCATACTCTCCCACAATGAGACCGTCATCGCCCTCAATAAGGATTGTCACTCTTCGAAAAGCTTCTTCAGCAGTAACTTCGAGAGCGTCTATGACGCACTGAAACGCAATAAACGAATTGGTAATTTTATTGTTACAACTTGTGTCCCAACTACCACTTTTCTGGTTACCGCGTGTCATGCTAACGATGTGACCAGAACACGATACAACTGTGCCGACTCCGTCGTTCCATATCGTAGATCTAGCCATTCTAGACGCTTCCTTTCCGTTCTTTCCAGACAGGAGTAGGTCACTAAAGAATTTCCTGCTTATTGCAAACCATTCGAGCTCCTTATGCCCGTCCCATTTAGACGCTTCTATTTGTATAGAGAGCGGCCGTGTATACTTCTCAAAAGCTTTGCATACTTTGGTAGCCCTCTTGAAGACATCTCCTGTGTAACTAAAAGGAAAATAACTTGAATCTGCCATAAAGTCGTTAAGACGTTTAAAATACGAAAGTTCTACTAATCTAACCTCTGCGGTCTTATAAGAGAACAGCCTAGGTATTTTAACAATCCCAGGAGGAGTTTCAAGTCTTTCCACTTTTGGACTAAAATGGAAAAGATGGTTAACTTTCGAGGAGTCAAGGTAATTAGCGGCAACGTAATCCAACAGTTTCCTGTCATTCTCAAGTAGTTGCTTAACATCTTTGGAATTACTCTCCGTCATGAAACCTGAAGTTGATTTAAGAGTAGCAACTTCTTTAGTTTCATCCCATGTCATAGGCAAGAAATCGTAATTCCGGGCTTTGTAACAGCAATGTTGCGTCAGAAAACTGATGGCCTTTTCGCATTTCTCAAACACTGGACCAACGGTTGGAAAGTCAAATCTCTTCTTAACTCCAGCTACTACCATGTCATTTGACTGCGACGGAACTTCGTACCATCTGGGCAAAGGCAACAGACTCGCTCCTTTAAGTATGTCAGCCACCACTGTGTTTATTCCAGTTAGATGTTGCCGATCGTCCACCGGGGCAGGC